CGCGGACAACGTGATCCGCCGCAACGTCACCATCGCGATCGACTCCGATGTCATCATGGAGGAGGCCGCCTGATGAGCCGAGCGAGTTTCGGACAGATCGACATCGACCTCGGCGGGGAGACCATCCCCCTCCAGCCGACGCTTGCCGCGCTGCAGAAGATCGACCGCGCCTTCGGCTCGCTCCGCGAGGCCAGTGAGCGGGTGGCCAACCTCAGCCTGGATGCGCTGGTCACCATCATCGCTGCCGGCGCCGGCCTCGATGCCCAAGCCGCTAAGGAGCTGCCAGAGCGGGTGTTCCGCGCAGGAATCCTCAATCTTGTCGGCCCGGTGTCCGAGTACCTGCTGGTATTAATGAACCCTACCGGCGAGCAGTCTAGGGAGGGCGCAGAGGGAAAGGGGTGACGCTCGGGGAGTTCATCGACGACACCTTCAAGATTGCCGTGGGATGGCTTGGATGGACTCCCGAGCAAGCGCTTCATACGCCTATCCCGCAGATCATGCTGGCGCTGGAAGGGCGCATCGACTGGCGCCGGAAGATCAGCGGAATCCCCGATCTAGCCTCACAAGAGCGGGCATCGACGACCGACGTAGCGAGCAGGCTACGAGCGGTGTTCGGTGCGCGCGCGAAGGGTAAGCATGGCTGACATTAACCAGCTCCTCATCCGCATCGATGCCACCACCGAGCAGCTGCGCCGCGAGCTGCGCCGTGCCGACCAGCAGGTTGCGCATAGCACGCAGCGGATGGAGAAAGAGCTGGTGCGTGTCGATGCCGCCATGCAGCGCGTGGAGCGTGCGGCCGGTGCCATGGCGCTCGCTTTGCAGCGGCTGCTTGCTCCGCTTACCGCGCTCATCAGCGCCACCGCGACGCTCAACAAGTTGGTGAGCACTGCGCGCACGTTCCAGACGCTACAGGCGGCGCTGGAGACTGCGACTGGCAGCGCGGATAACGCCGCCCGCGCCTTCGAGGCGCTGCAGGATTTCGCCCGCGAAACGCCTTACGGCCTGGAGCAGGCCACGCAGGCGTTCATCAAGCTCGTCAACATGGGCCTGGAGCCGTCCGAGCGTGCATTGCGCGCGTACGGCAACACTGCTTCCGCCATGGGCAAGAGCCTCGATCAAATGATCGAGGCGGTGGCCGATGCAGCTGTCGGCGAGTTCGAGCGTCTCAAGGAGTTCGGCATCCGCGCCCGGAGCGAGGGCGACACCATAGCCTTTACGTTCCAGGGCGTCACGACGCGCGTCGCCAATAACGCCCGTGCGATTGAGGAGTACCTCATCAGCCTTGGCGAGGTACAGTTTGCTGGCGGCATGGAACGCCAAATGCAGACGATGGAAGGCGCTATCGCCAACCTCGCCGATTCGTGGGACATGCTGTTCCACGAGATCAACGAAGCGGGCGTCGGGACGGTCATCGAGGATGCGGTACGGCAGGCGACCGCGGCCATCGACGAGCTCACGGCCATGATCGCCTCAGGCGAGCTCGGCGCGTACATCGACGCTCTCGGCGCCAAGTTCGGCGACTTCGGGGAGGACTTCGCCGATACCTCGGACTTCGTGCAGCGGTATTGGAATGTCGCGATGGAGGCGCTGGACACGGATGCGCGGACAGCGGTTCGGTTCATCGTCGACGCATTCCGGGGCCTGCCCGAGAACATCCGCGCCATCGTTCGACTGATCGTCGTCGAGATCGCCTCTCTGGTCGATTACGGCAAGGCCTATGGCGCGGCATTTGCTGAGGTCATCGGCATCCAGTTCTCCGCGCTGGTGGACAAAGCGGCCGTCTATGGCCGCGCCATCAGGGACGCGCTCAACCCGTTTGCCGCCACGTCTGACATCGAAGCGGAGATGCGCCGCATCAACGGCGTCGTCGCTGCGAAAATCGATGAGGCCTTCGACAGGGCGCGGCAGCAGGCCGAGATCACCGCCCAAACGCGGCGTGAATCGATCGAGATTATCCTCAACGAGCGCGAGGCGGCCATTTCGTCGTTCGATGCGCAGATTGCGAGGGCCAAGCAGCTGCGCGTCGAATACAGACAGCTGCAGGAGGCGCGGGCAGCCTCGCAATCAGAGGATCGGTTGGCCGGGTTCCGTGTGGGTGGCGGCGCCGACGGGGCCGGGGACGCGCGCGGCCGCCATGAGCGCGAACGCGCCCTGCAGGGCCTGCAGGATCTGCGCCGCCGCGTGCAGGAGCAGCAGCTGCTCAACCAGGCGCTGATGCAAAGCGCGGCGGCCTACGAACGGGTACGGCAGGAGATCGAACGCGAGAACGCGGTTCGGCAATTCGAGGCTGCGCTGGTCAAGGCCGGCGTCAAGGATACCGCCAACCTCGTCAACGCCTATGAGGATGAGTACCGGCAGTTGCAGCAACTGCAGCAGGCCCATGACGAGCTGCTGGACCAGCGACAACGCGGGCAGGAGTTTGCCAAGCAACTTGGCCTGACGTTCTCCTCGGCGTTCGAGGATGCCATCGTGAAGATGGAGAACCTGCGCGACATCGTCAACGCGCTGCTGGAGGATATATTGCGCGCCATCGTGCGCATGCAGATCACCCAGCCGCTGGTGAACGCGGTCGGCAGCTATTTCGGCGCAGTTCCCACCGCCAACGCCGATGGCAACGCCTTTCACCGCGGCCACGTCATCCCATTTGCCCGCGGCGGCATCGTCACCGGGCCGACGTTGTTCCCGATGGCGAACGGCACCGGGCTGATGGGCGAGGCCGGGCCCGAGGCCATCATGCCGCTCAAGCGCGGCACTGACGGAAAATTGGGCGTGTCGGCGCAGGGCATTGGTGGCACTGTCGTGCAAATCATCGATCAGCGCCAGACTGGTGCGGCTCCGCAGGTGGAGCAGGTACGCGGCCCGGACGGTCGGCAGCTGATCCGCGTCATTATCCGTGACGAGCTGCAAGCCGCCATCAGCAGCGGCGCGCTGGATCGGACGATGGCAAACACCTACGGCCTGCGGCGGAGGGGGGTCTAATGCCAACTTGGCCTGCCGAGCTCCCGCAATCACCCCAGACCGCCGGCTACAGCGAGAGCCCGCAGTCGCAAGTGCTGCGCACGCAGATGGATGCGGGTCCAGCGAAAACACGGCGCCGGTTCACGGCTGCGACCCGCACGATTTCGGTGCGCTACCAGCTTACTACGGAACAGGTGATGGTGTTCGAATCGTGGTTTGAGAACGTGATTGCCGGTGGTGCGCTGCCATTCGACTGGCCGCATCGCGGCGGTGTGGTCTCGGCCCTGATTGTCGGGGCACCGCCGTACCAGCTCACCCCGCTGGGTGGGCCGTGGTGGCAGTTGGCGATGCAGATCGAGGTGCAGCCAGGGTAATATCGGGCTCGGGAGGTGACGCGATGAAAACAATAATGCGTTCGGTGCTGGTATGGGTGGCCGTGGTGCTTGCTGGGTGTGCAACCACCACGGCGGAGCTGACAAGCCGAACCGACAATATGATGACATGGGTCGTTGCTGCCCCGCTTGAGGACGTGTTTAAAGCGTACAAAGGGCACGCCGACCAATATTTCAATGGAACAACGGGCCTGTTGGGCGATGGCTACCACACGGCCGGCTATTTCTATGGTGACAATGCGGAGCTGACTATCCACACCATTGGCAACCCTCTCGCTAACATTACGTGGTTGCATTTCGATTTACGCCAGCAGGGTGGTGCTACGGCGGTAACTGCCTGGTACTACAATGAGCCCTGGAAGCGCAACATAGAGAGATTCCAGGGGCTGTTTCCTGATCAGTAAGTAACGCCGCCCCGTCTCTGATCAAACCCGCCCTCGTGGCGGGTTTTTTATTGCCCGGAGCCCCATGAGCCGCACCATCTCTCCCGCCGGTCTGCGCGAACTGTTCGCGCAGCACTCCGGCCATGCGTTGTTAACGTTGCTGACTGTCAGCCACGCCACGCTCCCCGCGCCGCTGCGGCTGGTGAATGACCGCCGCAACCTTGAGTACGACGGCCACACCTGGACGGCGCTGCCGTTCGAGCTGGTGCTGCCGGCCGACACCGAGGAGGAGATCCCGCACGTCGAGCTGCGAATCGACAACATCGGTCGTGTGCTCACCGAGCTGCTGCGCACAGTGGCGGAGCCGGTCGATGTGGCGCTGAGCGTGGTGCGGGTCGCGCCGGATGGCAGCGTCACGCCAGAGCTGGGCCCGCTCGATTTCAGCCTGCTGGATGCGCATATCCGCCCGGACGTGATCACCGCTCGACTGGGCTACGAAATCGACGTGCTGAACGAGCCCGCCACCCGCGAGATATTCAACCCCAGCCTGGCCCCCGGCTTATTCAAATGAGCCTCGACCTCTCCGAGTACGTCGGCATCCCGTACCGTGCCGAGGGGCGCGATCGCGCCGGCTGCGACTGCTGGGGGCTGGGGGTGCTCGTCTACCGCGAGCGGCTGGGCATCGAGCTGCCAAGCCACACCGGCTACATCGATCCGCTGAGCGACGCCGCCGCCGCGATGATCGAGGCCGGCAAGAGCGACTGGCAGCAGGTCACCGAGCCCGTGCCGTATGACGCGGTGCTGATCCGCGTCGACGGCCAGCCGCACCACATCGGCCTGGTGGTCCGCCCCGGCTGGATGCTGCACAGCACCGCAGGCCGCGATTCCTGCATCGAAAACTACCTGCGCCCCTACTGGCGGGCGCGCATCGAGGGCTTTTATCGCCATGTCGGTTGAGATCATCGCCCAGCCGCACCCGCTGCGGTCAGATGCCTACCGCACCACAGCTCCGGTCGGTGCCACGCTGGCCGATTTGCTGGGAGATGCGCCGCCCGCTGTGCACGCCCAGGTCAATGGCGAGATCTGGCCGCGTGAGCGTTGGCACGAGCCGCTGCCGCCAGGCATCGTCAACGTCTATGCCGTGCCGCAGGGGGATGCCGGGCGGTTGCTGGGCATGATCGTGATCGCCGTGGCGGCGGCCTACACAGGCGGTGCTGCGGCTGCCTGGGCGAGTTCTGCGACGGGTCTCGGGCTAAGCTCTAGCGCTGCGGCCGCCTTCGGTGCTGGCGTGTCGGCCGCGATCACCGTCGCCGGCTCGCTCGCCCTCAATGCCCTGATCCCGCCCAAGTTGCCGGACACACCGAGTGCCAGCAGCTCGACAATCGCCAAGTCGTTGACTGGCACACGCAACCAGATGAACCCCTATGGCGTGGTGCCGCGGGTCTACGGCAACCCGCGCTGGCACCCGCCGCTGGCCGCCGCGCCAGTTACCGAGATCGCCGGCAACGATCAGTACCTGCGCATGTTGCTCTGCCTCGGCTACGGCCCTCTGGAGATCGGCGGCCATATCGTCGGCGATGGCTACCCGATGCTCACGCACGCCGCGAGCCTGCCCACCGGCACCATCCGCATCGGCGAGACCGACATCGGCCAGTACCAAGACGTCGAGTGGCAGATCGGGACTCCTGACCAGCTCACCCTGTTTTCGCAGGACATCCATGAGGAGGCGGTCAGCGCGGCGCTGGATTACGTGCTAGACAGGCCCACCGACGCTCCCGCGCAATGGGTGATCCACAGCGGCCTCACGGCCGTCCGCACAACTGCGGCCGATACGCGAGAGATCAGCCTCGATCTGGTGTTCCCCCAGGGGTTGCGCACGATCAACAGCAAGGGGCGCACCGATGAAGGTTCGCAAGCGCCAAAGGTCGATTTCCGGATCGAATATCGGGTTCCGGGCGGCGGTTGGATCACGGTTCCGGGCAACTCCACTCCGCCGACCCAGCGGGTGCTGGTGCGGGATGAGTGGGGCAACACCTACTGGGATGAGCGCCAGATCGATCCCGACGAGCGGCCTGGCGACTATCACCGCATCAGCGGGCCGTCCGAACGCACGCTCCGGCGCAACATCCGCTGGCGGGTTGCTGCGGGGCAGTACGAGGTGCGGGTAACGCGGGTGCGCAGCTTCTTCCAGAATTTCGAAGCCATCGTCTCAGATTGCACATGGACGGCGTTGCGCTCGATCCAGACCGGTCGGCCCTACACCGGCCGGCATGTGCTGATGGCGCTGCGCATCCGCGCCACCGATCAGCTCAACGGCGTGATCGACCAGCTCAATATCCGAACCCGCTCGGTGGTGCGAGTGTGGGATGGCAGTAGCTTCTCCCTGCAGCCGACGGACAACCCGGCCTGGCATTATCTCGACGCGCTCAGCGGCCCGCAGCTCGGCCGGCCGATTGCCGACAGCCGCATCAACCTCGAGCAGTTGCGCGACTGGGCGCAGTGGTGCGATCAGCAGGGCCTGGAATATCACTGGGTGCACGACGCGCCCGAGACGCTGCTCGATCGGCTGCGGGCGATCGCGGCGGCGGGGCAGGCGGCATTCGCGCTTCAGGACGGCCTCTACGGCGTGATCCGTGACGACCCGGACGCGCCTGTCATGCAGGTCATCACGCCACGCAATGCCACCGGCTTCTCGTCGCAGCGGCAATACCGAGACCTGCCGCATGCGCTACGGGTGAAGTATATCGACCCCGAGACGTGGACAGACGCCGAGCGCATCGTCTGCAGGGACGGCTATTACGACCCTAACAGCGGCGATCCGATCCCAGCCGGCGCGAAGCCTGCGACGGTATTCGAGGATCTGCAGACCCAGGGGGTGGCATCTGCAGAAGAGGCGTGGCATCACGGTCAGTACTTCTTCCGCCAGGCCTTGCTGCGGCCGGAGACCTACACGGTCGAGATGGATTGGGAGCACCTGGCGCTCACCCGTGGAGATCGGGCCCGTATTGCCTACGACGCGATCCTCGTCGGGCTCGGCTGGGGCCGCGTCAAGCAGCTGACCACTGACGCCCAGGGCCGCGCCACCGTGCTGGTGCTCGACGAGCGGGTGATACTGGAGCCGAGCAAAACTTACGGCGTGCGCATCCGCCGCCAGGATGGCACCCAGGCTACCGCCGCGGTCGTGGCCGATGTGGTGGGCGAGACCAACACGCTCACTCTCGCCGAGCCGGTGGCCGGGGTGCACGTCGGTGATTTGGTGCTCTACGGCGAGCACGGCCGCGAGTCGATCGATTGCAAGGTGGTCAAGATCGAGCCGGGCCCGGATTTCACCGCGCGGGTAACGTTGGTGGACGCGGCGCCGGATATCTACGACTACGGCGCCCCGCCCGACTACGACCCCGGCATCACCCGGCCACTGCCAATTGAGCAGATCGCGCCGCCCGCGCCGCTCATCATCGAGCTGGTGAGCGACAGCTCCACGCTGGTGGTGACCGAGACCGGCGAATTCCAGCCCGGGGTGCGGGTGGTCTGGCAGCTGCGAGGGACAACGCTGCCGGTCGATCGGGTAGAGGCCCGCTACGGCAGCGACGGCGCGTGGCAGTACGCCTCCGCCGCTCCTGGCGATACCCTGAGCATGGCGGTGCCGGAGGTCAGCCGGCTGGCCGTGCAGGTGCGGGTGAGGTCGATCTATGGGGTGTGGTCGGCCTGGAGTGGTGCCAGCTATTTCACCCCCACCACGGCCGCCGCCCCGCCCAGCGATGTCAGCGGCTTTGCCCTCGCCGCCATCGGCGACCAGGCGCAGCTGTCGTGGGCGCCGGTACGGGATGTTGATGTGCTGCACGGCGGGCATGTGCGGATCTACCACGCCCCTAGCCTCGACGCGCCGATCTCCGCCGCCACCCCGCTAGCGCGGCTGGCGGGCACGAGCACGACCGCCACCGTGCCGCTGCTCTACGGCACCTATTTTGCGCTGCTTGAGGACGCTGGCGGCCGGCTGTCGCGCAACCCGGCACGCATCGTCTCCAGCTCGGCCCGCATCCAGCGGCTCAATGTAGTCGAGACGGTGACCGAGGGCCCGTCGTTCCCGGGCGTGCACAACGGCACGGTCGCCATCGACGGCGTCCTCAAGCTCAGTTCGGCGCTCACTATCGACGAGCTGCCCGACATCGACTCGGCAGGGCCGATTGACACCATCGGCGGCGTGGTCGCAGACGGCGAGTACCTGCTGGCCGAGACCGCTGATCTCGGCGCGGTCTACACCTGCCGGCTTGCCGCCAGCATCGACACCACCGCCTACCTGGCCGACGACTTCATCGACGGACGCGGGATGGTCGACGATTGGCCGGACGTGGACGGCACGGCCGGGGTTGTCGGCCCAGCGGTCCAGCTCTACGTGCGCACCACCCGCGACGACCCGGCCGCCGCGCCGCAGTGGTCCGGATGGCAGCCGTTCGTGGTCGGTGACTACACCGCCCGCGGCTACCAGTTCCGGCTCGTGCTCAGCACCGACGACAGCAGCCAGCAGATCCAAGTCCGCCGGCTGGCAGTGAGCATCGACGTGCCGGATCGCATCGAGTCCGGCGACGACGTGCTGATCCCGCCGGAGGGGCTGACCATCAAATTCGCCGCCGGCTTCTACAAGCGCCCGGCGATCGGAGTCACCGCCGAGAACCTCGCCAACGGAGAGCGGGTGATCGTCAGTGACAAGAGCCGCACCGGTTTCCGGGTGCAGGTGGTGGACGCCGCCGGCCAGGGGGTGGCGCGGACCGTGGATTGGATTGCCAAAGGCTTTGGCTACGAGGAGCAGACTGATGCAGCATAATTTTGACATCCCCAACCAACAGGGCGCCGAATACCGCGCCGACGTCAACAGCGCCCTGCAAGCGCTGGCGACGCTCTCCAGCGGGCCGGTCGCGCCTGCGGCGCCGTATCCTCACATGTGGTGGATGGACACCTCCAGCACCCCGCCGGTGCTCCGGCGGCGCAGTGCGGACAATACCTTCTGGCAGGTGGTCGATCCGGGCACGGTCGGCTACTTCAAACGCAACGACGCTGATGGCGACGTGGTAGCGCTGTCGCCGGAGGAGGTGGCGGAGGAGCTGGATGGCCTGCTGCCGTTGGCGCAGCTCCACGTCGGCAAACCCACCACCGCTCCCGCCACTCCCATCACCGGCTCCCTGCTCTCCGGCGCGATGCTGGCGGCAGGGGCGATTGTCGAGCAGGGCACGAACGCTAACGGCAGCTATGTGCGCTGGGAGAGCGGGCTGCAGGTGTGCTGGTACACGGGGACGACACCTAGGCAAGCATCTCAACCTTCCTCAGGGAATCTCTATTACGACATGTTTACGCTAGTATTTCCTGCCGCATTTGCGCCTGGGACGACGCCATTTGTGGTCCCCGTCGCCCTTGATGCCGGGGTAGGTATTCCTTGGGCCACTCTAGGAGAACAATTTCCTCCCACTTCTACGCAGTTTAACTTTGAGGCGGTAGCCAGTAGATCTGACACACCATACATTCCAAGCTATGCAGCCATTGGGAGGTGGAAGTAATGCGCATTATTTCCTCCCCCCACCGATCAGACGTGCCGCTCAGCTATGAGTTCAGCGGCGATGTCATTACCGCCACGCTCGACGGGCAGGCTGATGTGTTTGATTTTTCGAGCCTACCAGCAGGACGCGAGGCGATCATCGAGAGCACACTTGATCCGTGCCCCGTACTCGCTGCCGAGCGCACTGCCGCCGGCGAGCTAATCGTTACGCTGCTCAAGCACCACGGACCGAACCCGACGCATGATGAGGCGTTCCCGGCAGAGGAGGTGGTCTGATGGCGGTCATTACGTGGAAATCAGAGGCAGAACTACTGGCAGAGCGCACCGAGCGCCTGAGCACCTACATCAACACCGTGCGCGACCGCTGCGAGCAGGGCGGTTTTGTCTACAGCGGCTGGCGCTTTGATTCCGACGCGGTGAGTGTCGCCCGCATCAACGGCGCCGCCCTGGCCGCCCAGGCCGCGCTGTCCGCCGGCGAGCCGTTCGAGATCGACTGGACCGACGCCGACAACATTTCGCGCCCGCTCGACGCCGAGCAGATGTTGGCGCTGCAACGGGCGCTGGTCGCCCATGCCGACGCCTGCCACCAGCTCGCACGGCAAATCAAGGCACAGGTGGAGGCAGGCACGATCACCACCGAGGCCGAGATTGACGCGGCCGCGTGGCCGACGCCGTAGCCCGAGCCGTGGCGGTTTGACCCCAACAGCTTGGCGGCGGTGGGGCGGATCGTGGGCTGCGTAGCCCCTGCGTAACTGGATGCGACCGGAGAGGGCTGTTTCAGGCTGTTCGTGGCTGTATGCATGTCCAGGCAGACGACGCAAGGCTATGATTCTTATAGGGCTATGAACAGGCCGCGGGGACTCGAAATCGGTTGGGGGCATTGCGCCCCACGTGGGTTCGAATCCCACCCTCTCCGCCATTTTCAATCACTTAGCTGTCTTCCCTCCGTCGATGACAGTTAGCTGATGGCCTCCGCGTAGCTCC